TCAGTTAAGATAGGAAGCTCAACTAAAAGTCAGCACTGTAAGGGAGAGGCGGCAGACCTAGAAATATTTGGTGTTGCCAACAATGAACTAGCGGATTGGATCAAACAAAACCTAATGTTTGATCAATTAATTTTAGAATACTACACACCAGGCGAACCCAACAGTGGCTGGGTCCACGTATCATACACAAAAGAAATTAATGCTAACCGTAAGGAGTATCTAATGGCTATTAAAGGCGAATCCGGCAAAACGGAATACAAACAGATCCTAGGTCTATCAACCGACAGATACGTAAAATAAAATTCCAGCGCGCTTCGCGTATATATCCTATTAAATCCATGATCTCAGTTCTTCACCTAAAACTTCTGATGCTATGTTTATTTTTTTACGTAGAGCTTGTACAATTTTTTCATCCACGGTGTCGTCCGCCATTATATCGACATAAGTCACTGATTTTTTTTGGCCGATTCTGTGTGCTCTGTCTTCTGATTGTAATCGCTTTTCTAAGTCATAACCGTTAGAATAGTAAATTACGGTGTTTGCAGCCGTTAAAGTTATCCCATAGCCGCCCGTAGAAGGCGTTCCAACAATAAACCGGCACTTAGGGTCATCCTGAAAACTCTTAATATTAGGTTGTCTTTCCTCTTGTGGAGTTAATCCATAATAATCTACAATAGATTCTTTTCCGTATTTTTTAGATACAGCGTCTATAATAGCAGTGATATCATACTGATAATGGGCCCAAATAATTGCTTTACCTTCTGTTTCTTCAAGAACATCCATTAATTCTGTGATTCTATTGTTAGCGATAGGTTGAGTTGCACCATCATCAGCTGTAAAATGACCACAAGTAATTTGCTGTAGTCGCATAAGCTGTGTTAACGTATTTACGGTAGTAGATTGTTTGCCTTTTAGTATGGCTATAGCTTCTTTTTTCATTTGATCATATAACCTACGTTGATCTGGTGATAGTTGTATTTCACGTTTAATAAAAATTTTATCTGGTAGATCAAGACAATCCTCTTTTAATACACGATAAGAGAACTCTTTTAATTTATTAGACAATTCGCCTAAATTTTTAAATCCGTTTACAATTTGTATTTGTCTACCATGCATATGCAATGTTTTCATTTCAGCATATCTATTTCTAAATGCATAATAAGACGTAAAATCCAATAACCACGGACTTAAAAAATCACACTGTGTATATAAATCCAATGGATTTTTAGTTACGGGAGAACCTGTCATAATTCTTCTGTACACTGCTAATTTTGCTAGACCTAAAATATTTTTAGTTCGTTTAGCTGTAGGAGTTTTAATTGTAGTAGACTCATCAATAGCCATCATAGTTCTATGACATGATAAAAATTTATGTGCAAACTCCATACCTTTAGTTGTACTAAAAGCTTCTACATTCATAATTAAAATATGTAATTTTTCACCTTCTTCAAATAAAGAATCTAAATTTTCTTTTTGTTTTTTATTAATATTTGATTTCCATAAAACAGAAGTTTTTTCTATGTGATCGGGTAAGTGAGTTGGTAACTCATTATTGTACCAAGTACCTACAACTCCTTTAGGTGCAATAATTAAAGCACCATTAACTTTGCCTTTATCGTAAAGCATAGCTAAATTATCAATTAATACTTTAGTTTTACCTGTGCCCATTTCCATAAAATAAGCGTAGTTTTCTCTGTTCCATGACTTTTCTAATGCAGTCATTTGATGTGCATACGGTTTTGTTTTAAATTTATAGTTCATAATTTTTCTTCTTTCTGACTTGACTTATAATATTAAATCACTATATTGTCAACCATGAAAGAAAAAACAATTAGATACGAAGACATTAAAAATGATGAACATTCTGTTGTTTATGTAATTCAAGAAATTGCAGGTACTTCTGAAGGAAGACCTAAAATAAATATTATGGGTGCAGCAAGTTATGGTAAATTTAAATTTTTACTTCCAGAACTTTCACAAATAATTTTTTCTCCAGGTCCACTTATTTTTAAATTAAGAAAAGAATTAGCAAAGTATAGAACAAAAGATTATTTATTATTAACAGGTGATCCTGCAATAATAGGTGTAGCTTGTTCTATAGTTTCTGATATAACTAACGGGAAATACAATCTCCTAAAATGGGATAAACAAGAAAGAAAATATTATTCTATTGAGATTGACTTATATGAAAGAGGAAAGATAGATGAGTAACATTGACTTTGAACAAGACCAACAACAAGTAATACAAAAAACTGACAACTTACAAACTCTTGCAGATCAAGTAGAGAAATTAAATTCTTTACAATCAAGAATAGAATTGCAGGAAGAAAATTTAAAAAATACAAAAAAAGAATTTGATCATTTGTCTGGAGAAGTAATTCCAACCATGATGGCTGAGATGGGTTTATCACATCTTAAACTTATGGATGGTTCTTCAGTAGATGTAAAACCAAATTATAGTGCGAGCATAACTATTGCTAATAGAGATGCTGCATTTAAATGGCTTCGAGACAATAACCTAGGTGATATAATCAAAAATGAGATATCCGTATCATTTGGGCGTAACGAGGATAACAAGGCAGCTGAGTATGCTGTTCTTGCAGAAGAGCGTGGGTATCAACCGACACAGAAGTTGAAGGTTGAGCCCATGACTCTCAAAGCGCTAGTTCGGGAGCGTATTGAAAACGGTAAGGAATTACCTACTGAACTTTTCAACGTATTTGTTGGAAATAAAACAACAATAAAAAGGAAACAATAAACATGAACCAAGTAGTAAAAAAAGAAGAAGGTGCATTAGCAATCAATATGTTTGAAGCTGATGCAGACAAAGGCTCTCAGAACATGACGCAAGAAGATCTTGCATTACCATTTCTGAAAGTATTAGGACAACTATCTCCTGAAGTAAATAAAGTACACGCAAGATACGTTGAGGGTGCCGAACCAGGCATGATCATTAACAGTGTCACAAACCAACTTTATGACGGTGCTAAAGGAATAGATGTGTTGCCAGTATTCTATGAAAGAAAATTAATAGAATGGCAGGACAGAGGAGCCGGCACTGGTGCACCCGTTGCAATCCATGATGCTAGTTCTGATATTATGAGTCAAACAACTCGTGATAAATCTTACAAAGACAGATTACCAAATGGTAATTACATTGATAATACTGCAAATCATTATGTAGTAGTGTTAGGTGATTCACCACAAACTGCTTTAGTTTCTATGAAATCGACTCAATTAAAAATTAGTCGTAAATGGAATTCCATTATGATGGGAATTAAATTGCAAGGTAAAACTGGAATGTTTACGCCGCCAACATATAGCCACATTTACAATCTAAAGACTGTTCAGATGTCAAATGACAAAGGAACATGGTTTGGTTGGGAAGTATCTAAAGTTGGTCCGGTTGAGGATCAAGGTGTTTATGGAATTGCAAAATCGTTTGCCGAACAAGTTGGCAAAGGTGATGTTGAAGTTAAACATGGATCAGACGAATCTAAAACAGATTCACCATACTAAATAAAATCCTAGGAGTAGGCGTGGACGCGAGAGTGAAAGCGCCTATTAAAAATTATGTTTGAAAAAATATTCAAAGGACTAGAGCGTGCGCATGGTTGTACTAAAGTTACAGCATCGGTTGAAGTAGGTGTTAAATTAAAAGGACAATCGTTTGTAGTACGTCAACCAGTGACCACGGACCTGTGGCAAATGCATTTAAAAGGTGAACAAAGTTTAGGTATTATACCTATTAACGAAAACAATGAGTGTATATGGGGTTGTGTAGACATAGATTCATATGCAGGTTTTGATCACAAAAAATTAATAGATAAAATAAAACAATTCAAACTGCCTTTGGCCGTATGTAGGTCAAAGAGCGGAGGAGCACACGTCTTTCTCTTTTCCGCGCAACCGGTAGCAGCAGAAAGAATGAGAGATAAACTAACGGAAATAAAAACATTACTAGGATACGGCGGATCAGAAGTCTTTCCAAAACAAATTCAATTAAAATCGGCAGACGACACAGGTAACTTTTTAAATCTACCATATTTTGGTGGAGATCAAACAACGCGTTATGCGTTTAGAGAAGATGGAGAAGCTGCAACTTTAGAAGAATTTTATAAAATATACGAAGAAATAAAACAATACGATCTTAATTTTGTAAAAATAGAGAGACCTAAATCTGATTACGATGATGCACCACCTTGTATAGAATTAATGGCATTAAATAAAATACCCGAAGGTGGTAGAAACAATGCAATGTTTCATTTTGGTGTGTATGCTAAACAAAAATGGCCTGCAGAATGGAAAAGTAAAATGACATTGTTTAATGCAACAGCGTCAACAACACCATTAAGTGAGTCTGAAGTAGATATTATTAAAAGACAACATGATAAAAAAGAATGGGGTTACAAATGTAATGATACTCCAATGTGTAACTTGTGTGATAAAAAATTATGTAGAGAAAGAAAATATGGTATTGGTGAAGAAATAGTATTTCCTTCACTAACTGATTTACAGAAAATTAAATTAGAAAAACCATATTATTATTTAAACGTTGATGGTGAGAGATTACATTTAGAAAATGTTAAATTTTTAAAACAACAAAGTTTATTTCAAGAAGCTGTGATGGAGCAATTAGATTTTATGCCACCTACAGTTAAACCTAAAGATTGGATTAATATTATAAATCCATTAATGAAGAACCACGAACCAATAGATCCACCAGAAGGTGTAGCAACTCAAGATCAATTACAAAATCATTTAGAGACTTTTTGTTTAGATAGGCACATAGGTGCTGATATAAAAGATTTAAAACGTGGAGGTGTATTAACTAAAGATAAACATCATCATTTTATATTTGATAGATTTTATAATGATTTTTTAATTAGAAGACGTTGGGACGTGCCTTATTCTAGAACAGCACAGATGCTAAAAGAAAGATGTAACTGTGATGACAAACGTATTGGTAAAGAAAGAATTTCTGTATTTGTAGTTAAACAATTTGATAAAAAAACTGATGATTATAATCAAAAAGAATTAAAAGTGAAGGATCCATTTTAATGAGAACAATAGTATTAGGACCACCGGGTACAGGTAAGACTACAACTTTGTTAAACAAAGTAGATGACTATCTCAAACAAACGGACCCGGACAAGATAGGTTATTTTGCATTTACACAGAAAGCTGCACACGAAGCAAGAGACCGTGCAATGAAACAATTTAATTTAGAAGAAGATGATCTTCCATATTTTAGAACACTACACTCATTAGCATTTAGAAAGTTAGGATTAAAAAAAGATCAAGTAATGCAAAAAAGACATTATAAAGATCTAGGAAGTAAACTAGGTTTTCCAGTGGGATATGCAGTCTATCAAGAAGATCATGATGGTACCGGATGTACTTTTGGTTCTGATAGTGAATACTTAAGAATTATACAGCTAGCACAACTTAAAAATATTACAATTGAACAACAATATGATTTAAAGGAACACGCTCAAGATCTTTCTTTTAGTAACTTAAGAATTATATCTAATGAATTAAAAAGATATAAAAAAGAATATTCTTTAAT